TATCTATTTAGAAATAAATCTATATCTTATCTCGATAAGATGAACTTAATCATCTTATAAAAAAGAGGTAAAACATGACAAAAGCAAAAACAAAGTCTGTTGCAGTTAGCAAAACAGACAAGAGAGTGCTTAACTCATATATCAACCAAGCCTACCTTTTAAAGAAATATCAAACTTTAAAAGCTGATACAAAAGACGTAGTTGGTGGTATCTTTGACAGAGCAAAACAGAACGTCATTATAATTGATGATGTGTCATATGTTCAAAAGATTGAAAGAACTCAAAGACGATTTGACGGGACTTCATTTATTGAACACGTGAAAAAAAGCAAGGACAAGAGCCTACAACTATTGATTAATGGTTTTTACAAAACTATTAAGACAGTAGAATTCAAACCCTTTAATGATACATTCGAGCAACAGAGGAAGGAGTTAATCAATGCCAAGCGATAACTTACCGAGCAATCTGTTCTCTAAAATGTTAGCTGAGAAATTAGAGGGCAAAGAGTTAGACACGAGTAAAATACAATCGCTAGTGTCTGATGATAAAACAAAGAACTTAAACTATGAGATACTTTATAAATTCCTTGAGAGTGCAGTGGAGGAGTTTATTCTAGTTAATCATGGCAACCCATTAGCTGACGACTTTAGAGATAAGGTCTTTAATAAGTTAGGTGATGTACTTAACTTGCTATATGGCAAGGGCATAGACGATAGAGATAAGAACTAACACACGACAAGTGGGGGCTATCGCCCCCACCCCCCACCACTACAACCCATAGAGGTACCAAAGCCACCTGCAACTTTGCTCGGGGCTTTCGCTGTTAAAACCCCCTTTATTGCTGTATGTATCTGACAGCCGTGGGCTTTACAACCAGACGAATACACGTATAAGGTATAAAATACTTATGAACCTAAAGCCAGAATTTTTAACTACAGATCAATTAAGGGATCGAGTAGAAAAAGTATATATTGAACATATTAAACTTTGTCAGGATAATTTTTTATATTTTGTTCAAAACGTATGGCCTGATTTTATTTGTAGAAAAGAAAAGGACCCAAAAAAATGGGGCCACCATCAGCATATAGCAAATGAATTAACTAAAATATCAAAAGGTACTGGAGGAAGGCTCATTGTTAATATGCCTCCTAGACATACAAAATCAGAATTTGCATCTTATTTATATCCTGCTTGGTTTATTGGAAAGTATCCAAAGAAAAAAATTATGCAGGTTTCTCACAATGCTGAATTATCTTCAAGATTCGGATCTAAGGTTCGAAATTTAATAGATAGCCAGGAGTATAAAAATATATTCGGAGATGTTAAACTACGAGAAGATAGTAAGGCAAAAGGACGTTGGGAAACCAATCATGGTGGGGAGTATTTTGCAGCGGGTGTTGGCGGTTCTATCACAGGACGAGGGGCGGACTTACTTATTATCGATGATCCACATACTGAACAAGATTCATTATCTGATTCAGCAATGGAGAGAGCGTACGATTGGTACAGCTCTGGTCCACGACAACGTCTACAGCCAGGCGGAAATATTTTATTGGTAATGACAAGATGGGCACAGGATGATTTAACAGGAAGGCTCATTAAATCACAAGTTGAGTCTAAAGCCGACAAGTGGAACCTAATTGAATTTCCTGCAATACTTCCATCAGGAGATCCTGTTTGGCCAGAATATTGGAACCTAGAAGAATTAGAAAAAGTTAAAGCATCTATTTCAGTAAGAAACTGGAATGCACAATATATGCAGGACCCAGTTGCTGAAGAAGGTGCTATATTAAAAAGAGATGGTGGCAACCTTGGAAAGGTTCGGTTCCATCTTTAAAACATGTTATTCAATCTTACGATACTGCATTTTCTAAAAAAGAAACTGCCGACTATTCAGCGATAACAACGTGGGGTGTTTTTGAACCTACTGAAGGAGAGAACTGTTTAATTTTACTTGATGCTGAAAGAGGTCGTTGGGATTTTCCTGAACTTAAAGCTGTGGCTATGGAAGCATATAAATATTGGGAACCTGAGTCGGTGGTCGTTGAGGCTAAAGCATCTGGACAATCTCTTATTCAAGAACTTAGACGAGCAGGTATTCCTGTAATAGATTTCGTTCCTACCCGAGGTAAAGACAAACACGCTAGAGTAAATGCTTGTGCCCCTGTATTTGAGTCAGGTAATGTTTATTATCCAATAGACGGACACTTTGCAGAAGAAGTTATTGAGGAATGTGCAGCATTTCCCTTTGCTCAACATGATGACTATGTTGATAGTACAACTCAAGCTGTGTTAAGATATCGTCAAGGAAATTTTGTCAGTACCTATATGGATGAACCACAAGGTATGCGCATAGACAGAGAATATAAATATTATGGCTGAACCAATAAATAGAAATAGATTAAACGAACTTCGTAAAGAGGCTCAAAAAGAGTTAGATAAAAAAACTTATATAACTAAAAAGAAAAAGGTAATGCCTAAAAAGAAACCTTTTGTTTATATGACAGATGATGACTCAGGTGTTATTTATTCTGTTAGAGGTGAAAATGTTACAAAAGATGCTTTTATGAAATCTATTGAACAACAAGGGAAAGATGAAGCTTCAGGAGCAGGTGGTTACTCACACGGTGGCGAAGTAAGAGGCACAGGTTCTGCAGTGAAAGGTTTAGGATTTAAAGGGGTATTCTAATGTCCTTTATAAAACCTGATTCGTATATAACACAACTTCAACAAGGTAAGACTCCTATTCCAAAAAAAGATACAACTGTCGTTTCGGATGATAATGATCCATCGGCCGTTGGCGGGTTGCTAGCGCTCGGTGCTAGTATTGTTGGGGCAACAGCTATAGGGCGAAGAATCCCAGCCGTAAGAAATTATTTTAAACCTCAAGTTAAAAAAACTTTACAATTCAGTCCAAACAAAACAACGGTTCTAGGAGACTCAACAACGGCCACAGGCCAAGCGTCAGAGTTAATTACATCACCTAGCAAAGCGTTAGTACCAGCAGTGGTAAACAAATCTAAATATTCACAAGTTAGAGATATTCCTTTTACTCAAGGACAAGGATACAAAAAACAAAACCCTATCGTAGGTTCAGCAGCATACGATTGGACAATGGAGGCTCCATTCGAAAAGGCACCCGCTAAGGATTGGATTAGATGGTTTCAAAGAGGTAATAGCGAACACCCAGTTCCAACAGGCCCTTTAGCAGGAGTATCAAGAAGAGTTATTCCAGAAGAGCTTGATGAAATTAATTTACTAAAACTTGATGGTAACAAACCTGTAGGAGGTTATTTAAAATTTGCAGAGGATAGAAATATGGCTGTAGATAGAGAGACTATCCTTAAGATGATTACAAGAGCACCTATTAACAATGTAAATGTTTTAAGACTTAGAACAAGAGGCGCTCCCGAAAACTTTTTTACAGAGATTGCAGATGAGCTAAGAGCAGCAACGGTTGGTTTTCCAGGGAATACGGCTGTAGAAAAAGCTACAACAAGTTTAACAAGACTAGCTTCAACAACCTATAACTCATCACGTGCATTAGGTAGAAATACTATTGATGATGTGCAGAAACAGTTTTTAGATATAGGTAAAAATGCTCCAGAGGGACTTCAAGGACCCCTTAGAGAAGTTTTTAAAAAATTTAATCAAAAAGTGGGCGAGTACGACAAGTTAGGTAAGAAACTAGAAATGGCTGATGAGGCAAACCGATTTCAAAAGGATGCTAATTATTTTCCTAAATATAAATCACAAGGAACTTATGCCATGCGTGGTGGAGAGAATTATACTGAAGATGTTGTTTATTTTAAAGGAAGAGTTCCTAATACAAAGTCGGGTCAATTTGAATACGGTGGAGCAGGACCTCATTACATAAAAAATGAGATAGGATTTATAAGATATGATGATCTTCCTAATCCTAAACTTGGAGTAAATGCTAGACACGTTAGAGTTTCAGAATTACAAACCGACCTTCACTCTCCTCAGTTTGATAAAGGAAGTGTAAAAACAAATTATTTTAAGAACAAGGTAAATACGTTTAATACTAATATTCAAGAAGACGTTCTTAGAAGAGAGAGAACTGAGCTATTTGAAAAACTAGAACCTTTTAGAGAAATAGGTAGAGGAGCTTTAACAAGAGAACAGCAACAACAAGTTGCTAAACTAACTTATCAACTTAATCAATTAGACAG